GATGTGGCCCCTATGGCAACACCAGTAGTTCCGATCCCAGCAAATGCAAGTCTATTCGATTGAATTCCAACAGAATAAGATCCTTCAATTTTAGATGAAGTTGTAGAAAGTCCAGATATAGTTACAACATCAAGGTTTTTAAAATTGTGTGGATTATTCGCATATAAGATATATTGTCCCTTAGATTCTCCAGGATAAATTTCTAAGTTTTCTATTGAACTAGTAGCAACACTTACGCTAGTAACAGATTTACCTTGAAGTCTTGAAACTTTTGCAAAAACACCGTCGCCACCAGTCCCAGTATTATTAAATACCAGGGTTTCATTCATTCGATACTCAGTTCCACCAGTAACAATTCCAATAGATGAAATAGTTCCCCTAGAAGAAGCGGTTACCTCAGATGTTTGAGATAACTTATTTGGAATGTAAATATATGGATATTCGGAATCATCTTCAATCAAGTTATACGGATGGGTGTTTCTTCTATACTCATTCTGCAAGTTTTCAAAAGAATCTGCAGATGAACTTAAAGAGAAATTAAAATCATCTGGAATAGAGTGATAATTGTCTCCGATAATATATGGAAATTTTGGAGCTTTATAGTTTTTGAATATTCCTGAGGTAGATACATCCTTTTCATCAATAGTCATGAAATATGCATAAGTTCCTTCTGGATAATCTGGAGTTATGCAGAATCTACCGTTGTTTTCATCAAGAAAACTTTCATCAGTTGAATTAGTGTGGATGTAATCTTCTACAAAAAATCCTTCAGGGAAAGTTGACGTTGATGGTCTATTTGCTTTAAGATCTAAAGTGTACCCAGATTTCATCTGAGTTACAACTCCACCACTCTTAGTTCTATATGCATATGGACCATAAATTGGATTCCCGTCGTATGCAAATCCCAGAATTGGTGAGTGTTTTGATGACGGAGACTCCGCACCATTAGTTCGTTTTAAATCAGATTCTCCAAATGCTGTGGCACCAGATTGGTTGATTGCAAATGTATTTTCTCTAAGTTTTCTAGGTGCATATAAATGCACATATTGTAAATTTTCTTGATTATCAGAATCAACAATTGATCCATCATCTGCAGAAAAATATGGTAGATTTTTTTCAAAAAGATTAACTCTCCAATTTTGAAGATTTGCTCTAAACACAGGTACGTTAAAGGTTGATCCTGCATTTATAACATCAATTGTAGTTGAGGATTGATTATATCCACCACCTGATTCTACAACAGTCACTGATGTTATTGATCCATTTTCAATAACAGGAACTAAAACAGCACCTACACCATCCCCATTTACATTTAAGTCTGGAACGGAAATATATCTTGATCCTGAGTTTTGAACAATAACGTTTACAATTCTACCATTATTAACAATTGGAGTTACTTGTGCGTCAATACCAGATTCAATAGTAACCTGAGGTTGAAAATCTAAATTAATGATTTCAGATGATCCATATCCAACACCACCATTTTCTAAATGAACTGATGTTACCTGCCCTCTAAAGATTGGTTCTATATCTGATTTGAATGTTTGATTGCCGATAGAATTTATTCCAACTTCACCAACAAGAGTAGCTGTTATCGCCGGATAATTAAAAATATGAGTACCAACACCAACAGAAGTTATATCAACGTATTGCTTAGTTCTATAATTAAATTCTCTATCAGAGGATAATCCAACTGAGGAAAGTTTGAAAGAATCCTTATCAACTACAGTTACATAATATTCAGTATCTGCAGTAAGTCCAAATGCAATAGTTCCGTTACAAGTATACTTTACTTTTTCTCCAGAGTTGTAGTCATGGTTAGCGATAGTGATAGAATCACTTGCTGTACTAACTCCAGAAGCGGCAGGAGCGGTCCTTTTCTTGGTTTGATACCCAGAACCACCTGTAACAACATTAATTGATTCTACTACTGATTTTTTATTGACTGACTGGAGGGAATGCTTTCCTACACCATGTTCAGTGAGATAAACGGTGTTAATTCCAGATATAGCGTCGGATTGTGTTGGGTGGAGTCTAACAGTGACGTTATCAATACTCGATACAAAATAAGTGGAATTTGTAACAATACCAGTAATACCACTTTGATCAGATGTGCGATATATTACTTGTTCAGCATTTCTAAACTTGTGATATGTTGAGAATCCAATTCTAGATTGAGTTGACGCTGTTCCAATTACTACTTTTGCCGAGGCCAAATCTGCAAAAAATTCTGGATTGTGATCAATCAACTTCATGTTGACAAATCCAGTTGCACCTTGACCGTTACCACCATCAATTTTTAAGGTGGGTGTTCTCAAGTAATCAAATCCGGGATCTTTAATTCTAACTTCTTTTAAAGATCCAGAAATTGCTAAGAATCCAGTAGCTCCTGCTCCTACCGAATCATTAACAATTAAATTTGGTGGATTGATTATATCAATATTTTCTCCAGGTGCTAAAACTTCAATATCATTAATCTTGCCATATCTAATTACATCCCTTGACTTGTAATTTAAAATTTCAACACCATTAATCAATATACCAGTTGTTCCTGGTTTGGTTGTCTCAGTTATTTCAGAAGTTTTTGGTGTAGATACCTTTCTAAGAATTTTTTGCGGTTCTAAAGTTTTTGAATTAAACCTATATGGTTTAATTAAACTTTCGGATACGGTTACTGCAGAATCGACAGATACAAACTTTGAATTAAGAATGTCATTTCTGCTTTTTGCAAATTTTACTGTAGATGAGTTTACTCTCTTTACAAAGTAAAGTCCATCATCAAATAATGCATCTCCTCTAACTTTTCTAGTGGCACTGTTTCCAGAGTCATCAATAAAAGTCTCATCAACAAGAGCGGCTGAATAATAGACAGCATCTCCAGTGTAAAACCCATGCTCAACTCCAGGAGAAATTTCAAATTCAGTTCCAACAAAAGATCCACTAAATTTAAATTCTTTAGGTGATACATTAATTGGTTGTGCGTTATAATATGGTAAAGAGGGTGAGGACACCAAATAACTATTATCTACAGAACTCTTATAGACATTTTCTACATCAGTAGAATACTCGCTCAAATTCGTAAAAGTATTAGAAGTAGCCTTTCTTCTATTTCTTTGAACTTTATATGTTAAGTTTAGATCTAACAGTCCTTGACCTTTTATTGTTAATTGTTTTTCTCCTGTAACATCAATAATATTTGTTTTTTTTGTTGTTCCATCAGAAATAATTAAAGATGCTGAATTGCCAGGTTTAAAATAATTTGCCTCATTTAAAATAAGTTTATAAGTATTGTCAGAAGAATCGATAAGTTCTACTTTTGCAACTTTATAAACGGATGAAACGTTATATATCCACTTATTCGCTTTAAAGGTATTATCGGCACATCCAAGAGTTTGTATATTTACAGTTCCTTCTTTTAAAAGTCCTTTAGTGTCCTCTGGTGCATTTAGAGAATTTAAGACAGAATTTACTCTGACTTTGATTATTTCACTTTGATCTATTTTAGATCTTCCATATGTAAACGTATTGACACCAACCGTTGTCGAATCAAGTATAATTGTACTGATACCAGTTACGCCAAAAAACTGGGTTAATGATTTTGAGGTGTAACTTGCAATTCCAGTGGTTGCATTTGAATATGAAACATATAATTCACCCGTAGATCCAAATCCAACTGTAGAGTCAACATCAAGAACTGTCGTGCCTGCAGCAACTTGACCTATAACTTTTGTAGATGGTTCGATGTTAAAATTGCCATAAGTCAATCCACCTGCAGATCCACTAGTTCTGTTAAATCCGCCATCATATGATAGTTTGTAAAAAGACTTTCCATATCCAACTTCTATCTTTTCAATACTGGTGATGGGAGCATACGCAGCATTTAAATTATCATCAAACTTATATGCATCCTGATAAAGAGTTGCATTTTCTAAATTTTCAGGATCACCTTCAATTGCCTCAACAACAAGTTGATTTACAATTCTATATCCAGCATTTGATGGAGTAAAAAGGAAATCTCTTGGAGTGATTAACTCTACATCTTTATTATAAAGTGCCTTAAACAGTATTTCAAAAGATTTATTTGTTCCTTTACTAATATAAAAATCTTTTGCTTGTTTTACGAAAATGTTCTGATTAAGTTCAGGAGTTAATGTTCTATTTTCAAATCCAGGAGCTAACTGGTGTTTTGCTTTTGTTAAAAATTCTTTTAAAAATAAGCAACTTAAGTTAGTGATGGTAGCACCATCTTTATGATCATCGGATGCAGTTTCTTCAAAAACAACTTCTTCTTTATTAATTTTACTTCTATAAGAAGTTATGCCGACAAATCCTCTAATGCAACCAGTAAAAGAAAAATCTGTTTTTCCAGTGTATGAAATTATTTCATCATCAATTTTTAGTAGTCCATATGAATCTGGAAATCCTTTTGTTCCTGCAGGAGACTTTCCTGGATCAACGTTGATAGTTTTTCCATAGAAAACAATATCTCCAGATAATACGGCAGATTCTGTAAGATTTGTTGTTTCGTCTAACTTAATATATCGGTCAATATTTTCAATTAAATCAATAGGTCCACCCTGATATTCTTGTCCCAGGTAATATGACTTTAAAAAACTCTCTACAAGTGGAAAATCTTCCCTTACATAAGTAGGAAGTTGACTTGCAACGATAGTATTAAATTGAACTCTATTTTCTGACATTTTATGAATTTATCGTCTTAGTATGAGGTTGAACCTGAAGTTGATGTACCTGATGAAGATGTGGTAGTTCCTGAGTAAGAAGTACCTCCTGATGCTCCACTAGATGATACTGATGTGCCACTAGATGCCGTTGTAGCCGTTGTGGATGTAGTTGCAGTTGATCTATTAACCGTGGATGTGGTTGTGGTTGGTCCACCGGAGCGAACCAGATTTCCATTAGCATAACTTGACGATACAACATAGTTGGATGCAGATGGGTCAAGTCCCGAAGAAATCTCATCAACAACAGTTTCAAAATTACTGTTACTAATATCTAGTTGCAAATAAAGATCCTGTAATCCAACAACATCATTTGAGGTTGGGCTTGCAGAAATTTCTAATGTTTGAACTCCATCTTTGATTTTTGCGCCAGTAATATTAACTGGATTTAATGTAATGACTCCTGTTGCGTAATTAATCGTACCAACGTTTCTTCTTACTACTGTTGGAGTTTGTGAACCAATACTTGGAACCGTAAAGAAGAAAAGACTTCCTGTAACTCTATTTGTGTCTGGAACATCCGAAACATAAACTGGTTGATTAATACCTGCCACCAAAATTGCAGATGATTTAATATTATATCCATCCATTCTCTTAATATAAATTTCATTACCAAAACCAATTTGATATTCTGCAAATTGGTTGATGAGAACTCTCAAATCCCTTCTCATACTTATAGTTGTGATGTTTGACATCACGGATTCGTGACTGTCATCAACAACTTTCAAGAATTTACTATATTTTAATCTTGCTCCGTACTTATTTAATTCACTGGACTCAGAATACTTAGTGACGTTGTTTTGAACAATTGTAGAAACAGCAGCTGCAGATGGCGCAAGATTTGAGTTGTAATAAATTTTTGAATTAACCTCAAGATACAAATATTTGAGATCTAGAATTTCAGGAACAATTCCAGCAACTGCAAATTTCTTTAATTTGAGTTTGATATTTTCTTTGATCAAATTTGGAAGAAAATCCCCAAATCTTGGTTTGATGCTTATAAAAACTTTACCATACTGAGGTGGAACCAACTCTTCGCCACCAAAAACAGAAATAGACTCAGTTTCTGGGTAAATTCTAGCAGGAATCAGTGTTTCATAGTCATTTGCAGTCAGTGCTCTGTTCTGAGAAGCATAAATCCTTGGTGCAAACTTTTTGATTGACTCAACACTTTCAATTGGTTCACCACCACCAGCTCCAAGACCGGTTGATACGAGGGATATGCCAGAAGTTACCTTATATTCTTGTGCATTTCGGTTATAGACCAATCTTCCAGCAAAAGCAAATGAACTTACCCCATTTGCGGCATCACCACTAGATGAAATATAGTCTACACTGATATAATTATTGTCTTCGAGTCTATTTCCAAAAATACCATCACCGAAGATTACTTGATATCTTTCATCATCAACTTCTTGAAGATAATAAACTTTTGAATCGGACTTTACATCAAATAAACTATCTTGACGCGAATACTTAACACTTCTAGATGATGACTCATTTGGTCTTACTGTAACCGTTATTAAATCGGTATCAATACCATTATTGTCTAAAATAAACTTTTGATTTGGATTTCTATAGTTTTGAGTAAAGTTAGACGTTAGTAATGTTCCCTCATAAACCGAAATATTAGAAAAAGTTGCAATATTATTAACTACAGGAACTGTGATATCCTCTAAAATGCAAAAAACATATGATTGATTGCCAAAAGATCCAGAAGAAGTGACTGTTGGACCTTTTTTAAGAGTTATTGTTGATGGGACGGGAGTTATATTGGCAGTATTGACCTGAAATGTAACAACACCTCTTGCTGCTTTTCTTGATTTTGGTAAATATCCAATATTTCTTGCTAAAGAGACGACATTTTCTCTTAATGTCGCACTATCGATGAATACCTCATTCGCGACCATATTCGCGTTATAAGAGGTGATGTAGGTATTATATGCCAAGACATCGAGAATAGTCGATAAATTCGACCCCTCAAAATCATAATCTGTAAAATTAGAATTCTCTTTAAGATATTCTCGGAGTGTTGTTTTAACCTGATTAAAATCTAGGTTAGTGAAATTAGCTAATGGCATTTTTTACCTAGTTTGTTGCAAGACGAATTGTAATTCTTGAGGAGGCACATCCGCACCAATAATTTTATAGATGATAGTTGCATTAAATGCATTACTATCATAGTCTGGATTCAACTTTACAGAAACCAATTTAACTCTTGGTTCGTATATACCAATAGATGATCTAATTTCTTGTTCAATAATACTTGCAGAAATGTCATCAAGATTTTCAAAAAGAGAAGCACTTATCTTAGATCCAAAATCTTGATCAAAAAACTTCTCTCCAGGAGTTGTAAATACGATATTTTTTACTGAACGGGCGATGGCTTGCTCATTTTTGAGCGCAATAATATCATCATTCAGAGGATGTCTCTGAAATGTCATACTAACATCTCTAAAACCTTGACTTACCCGTTCTAAAGGCACAAAAATCCAGCGATTATATCTTATTTATTAAGGCATAATCAGGATTTTACTCATAAAGTGGTTCTGGAGTTAACTGATTTTCAAAAAATTCAGTTTCTTCTATAGAATCCCGCTTTTTGGGTGTTAAATCATCATTTGCGATTTCACGAAGCATTTTTTGATGACTATCATTAGCTAAGTTGTCTAAAAAATCGTGATTTGGAGTCATTTTTTTCTTTCCTAGGGGTCTACAGGGCGATTTTCTTGTGATTTGTACATATCTTCATTTTTTTCTTCTTCAATTTCACGTTCTTTTGACGTTTTCCAGAAATATTCGTCTTCACGACCCATTCCAAGACGTTCAAAACCATTTTCAACTTGATAATATTGAGTCGAAACCTTAAAATCAGGCATTTTTGGTTCAACAGGTGTCAAACTGTTGTCATAGATACGCATTCTATTATTAGGATACAGTGCATACTGTCCATTTTCAAGTTCAATCAAGTTATGAGACTTGTGCTCAGCTGGATTTTCACTTGTTGCATAATCAACTACCTCTGGATCCTGATGATAGTTGTCAATTGTACAAATGTAGGTGCCTTTCTGTATACCATGGTCTCTTGTATACAGTTCATAGTCCATCGAACCAATAAACTGCTTAGTGATAGCCACAACGCCGTAATCCATGCAATTCCAGAATTGTAGGTTAGGTAGGTCCATATCAGGACTAGGCGTCTCAGGGGCGCTTACAAACGCACTGATAGGCAGTTTATCGTACATAGCAGCATACTCTGGTAAGTATGTCTCAAAATAAAAAGTGCGCCCAGGTATCGACTTACACGATACCCAGACGCCTTTAACAAATTCACCATGACCAGATTGATGATCAGTAAGATATTCTTTTCTTACCCATACTTCAACCGAGGGGAGGTTACAAATTAACGCAGCCATTATAAACTAATATAACTGCTTCTATTTAACCTCTTCCTTGTCCCCGATACTTCTTTTTCGCTTTATTACGAGAAGTCGCGGATCTCAACGTATACTGCGAGTTTCCTTGGCGAGTTTTTTTCGGCTTACTCTTAACATAAGTGCCGCCTTTCATCATCATAATTCAGTACCTCAAATAACGCGAGTTTTTTCGTGACCAACTCTGATACGAGGATCGCACCAGATCTCATATCCCATCTCTTTAGCATCTAAACAGAATGAGACATCCTCACCACACATGTCCTGGACATTCCCACTCTCAAAGACTTGCATCTTAGGGGCAAACCAGGGGTATTCCATTTCCTCAAATACTCCCTTCTTAATCATAACCCATCCAAATCCTGTATAATCAACAGTGAATGGTTTGCGTCGTTTGGAAATAGATTCGACAGTTTCGTGATTCATCACTCCACCATTCTTACGGAAATCATCCTCTTCTAACCAGTGTGCGACTGATGTTGTGACACCATCTTCTGTAGCATACCAGCCTCCAGTAATACCACGCTCTTCACCCTCTGCCGGAACACTTAAGTCACACAACTGCCAGAACTTGTTTGTATCAAAAACAATATCTGAGTCGATCCATAGTTGATAGTCATATTCTAATTTACCATCCCAGGGAACTTGCTTGGGACCACGTAATACATTCGCACCTAAGCACTTACAACGTGCAAAGTTAACCATCGATGAATAATCTTGACTGATCTGAATACTCATTCCATTCTGTACCATATCAAAGCACAGTTGTACAAAGTTCTTCAGAAACGTAAATGAACAACCACGGCCTGGTAAACAGAATACGATGGTCTTACCCCGCATACGTTGCTTGATTGCCGCGATGTCCCACTCCTCTGTCTTCTTGGGTTTGGGGGCATTCGCCTTAACAGTAAATCCTTTTGCCATAAGTCTTAGAAACTTCAGTTCAATTCTAACAGTTTATATGTAGGTTGTCAATATCAGAAACCTAATGCGGTTCTCTAATATGAATCGCTCCCAGGTGGTTCATGTAGATTACCTACCCCAGAGCCTCCATGGGCGCAAACAATCTCCTCATATGTTAAATCCTCAAGTTGATAATCAGTTTGCATTAAACCAACCATCCCCTTGAGGGTTTCCCATGTATTAATAAATTGTTCTTCATTTAAACTATTGTATAAACACTCTTGTTTCGCATAGATGTGATAAACCTTTTCCATAAGAATTTTTTTGCGCGGAATTTTTTTTTCCTTTTTGTATTCGTAAGTCGCTTTATATATCTCTCGCGATCTGTCACCTCTGTAGGTTAGGGTAGTAGGTCGTTTTTATATACGGGCACGCGGCGCAACGCCACAACAACGCCGCCCATAAACACTGTCGTTTCACTGTATAATAGCACGGAGACTAACTGATGTCAACCCCCGTGTTATAAGACTGCTAAGTGTTACTAACTGTTCTGAGACTAACTGTCAGTAACTGCCATCAATCACCACCTGACAGGATTACTCAGATCCTCTACGTAACTATCAATCAGCTGCTCATTTCCTTCCAGTTCAAATAGATTCTCCCAATCAATATTGTGTGGGTTGAAGTCTTCCATCACCTCTAGATCCAGGGTGATTCTGTAACGTTGCTTTTGTGCCTGACTGATAGCGACTGACATAAGTGGTGTCCTGGTGGTGTGACTTTACTAGTATAGACTGCCTGAGGGATATTGTCAATCTTCCAATCAGTATTTATAAGAAAGACTGATAAATTTGCGATGTCAATCCTCAGAAAAACTTATCAGCGCCCCCTTGACATTTCTGTGTGTTCGTGATAGCCTGCGGGCAAAGATCACTACTCTATGACACATTTAAATCATCATTAATTAACACATAGAAACACACTTATCCACAGAAATATACCTTTATCCACAGGTAAATGATACCTTTTCCACAGACTTGTTAAGAACGATATAAACAAAGGAAAGCCATTTAAAAAGCCTTTTTTAATACTTTTTAAGGCATAATCCTTATATATGGGTATAAAAAGAGGGGGTTTTTGTACCCCCTTAGTGTGATTCAGTTGTTCTTACTATCTAATCAATAGAGTGCTTCAATTGCCTCCAGGATGAGAAGAATATCATTACCATTCTGTGCAGATTCAAGAGCAGAGAAGAGATCAGACTTAGACATGAAAAGTGTTAGATAGAGTTTGTAATTAGTGAGTTTTAAGTCATCACCAGGACTGTTTTAATACTAGGTCTTATGCTGAGTACTGTGCTGCCTAGTTATTGATCTGGGACTTACCGATGCAAGCTAACGTGCCCAGATTAAATGTTAATCAGTAGTTAGCAAGACGCATAGAAGAGAAGAAAGGAACGGTGGTAATTCCTTCGGCAGTGTTCATCGAAATAAACCAATCAAAGTTTTTTGCGAATACTTTGTCACCACAATCACCGTGCTCAGAGAGAATAGCATTCAGACGTGATTTAGTTGTATTAGACTGATGACCGCCATCAAAGAGACGAATGAAAGTATCACCTACCTCAGCAATCTTGTTGCCATAAAGACGAACAATAGAGAGGTTTTCTTCTTCGTTAAAATGAACCGTTGTGTTTGCAGATGACCAGTTCTGATTGTTAGAAATGGCAGCATTCATTTGGGTTTCGATCTTACGCATG